AAGTTTTTGGAATAACCGCTGTAAAATCAATATCTGAAAACTCAAGGCCACCACCTGTCGAGTTCACCCGAAGGAATTGAAGAGCGTTAGGTGATGTGAACGTGGGGATGCCTGTGTCGGGACTGGTAAGGAGCCATCCTGTGCCATTGTAGAATTTTAAGACGTTAGGCGAGGACGCGGTGTCCACCCAGAAGTCACCAGCATTTGCTGTCTCAGGCACCGAAGAGCTAACATATACGCGGCCACGGTTTGCCAAAAGGCTTGTGACACCTGACACTTTGGATTGCGGTATTTGATCGTCAGCAATAGCTAACTTCGAGAAAGGTACAAAACCGTTTGCGTCAGTGAACTTGTCTTCAGTCATAAGGCCACTGACCCGAACTTGGGAGGTATCCTCAACGATCATAAACGTAATTGCGTCACCCGCCAGCAATGCTGAAGTGAAGGTTATTGTAGAGTTTATTGGCTGGGTAGTGTAGTCATTCGTACCACCCTCGCGCTGCAAAACGCCGTTTCGTGACACAAGAACCTTTTGGTCTGCTGTGTGGACAAAAGGGAACACAGCTTGAGCCTCACCAGACAGTACGTCCTCTCTGGTAAACCCCGTATCGTTCGCTGATTGCACCTTATAGATCGTAACAAGGTCGTCAGCGTCCGTAGGAGCACTCAGCGTCACCGTGTTTGCGGCAGCACTTGAGGAGTAAGTGGAGACCGCTTGCAGAGCGCCGTTCAGATAGACAACAATGGCGTCGGCAACTTCGTGCGAGAAACTGAAGATTGTCGCCCCTGTAGGATTAGCTATGGTCCCGTTTGCGTCAGAACTATTTACTACCAAGTCCTCCCGTGCGGAGAAAAGTGGCGCACCAATCGTGGCGACATCTAGCCCAGATGTACCGCGTATATCAGCAGAGGACGCGATGGTTTTCCAGCCGTCGCCTATTTCAGTGTAAACGCCTGCACGATATTGCAGCCCAAGGATCGGGTCATTTCGCAAATCAATCGGGGCAACCAAAGTTCCATTTGCATCGAACATTACCTTTAAAAGTTCCGAGAGAGTAAAGTCACCAACCTCCGCAGAGTTTAGGTAACGGACAATGTTCTCAATGTCGGCCCCAATGTTAGATGAGCTGGTGTGGTTGCCAGGGTATAATACTTTTAAACGAGCCATTCTTATTTGTCCTTATGGTTCAAGAATGCAAAGCTAATCACCGTCACTTCGCTCTTCGTGTCTTTTTCATCGGTGCGAAATCTCATTCGAACGCCTCGGAAAATGTGGTTAAATGGGAAGGAGTAGTCATGGAGCAGAGGCGCATCTCCCCATTTTTCGTCGCCCTCGATCCTGTCGAGATTAACTTCTATCGAGGCCATGTCACCGCCAACTTCATCTGTGAAGTCTACGTAGAAGCGACCTGTACCTGTGGCTTGGACGATGAAGGTGTGAGACCTCTTTGTACCAAGGAAGTCGCCCAACCATAACACAGGCGTCTCAGCGACCATCGGGGATCGCCGCAGCTCTGCTGCCCCCGTGGTCTGAATAAGCACACGATCCGTCGCCTCGTAAACTCCGTCTGAAGTTCCGAACATTAAGCGGCCACCTAAAAAGGTTCCGCAACGCGGTAACAGCGTGTCGCCTAATTGGAAGTTCACGTTCTCGTATCCTGCGCGGAAGTTCATACTCAAGCGTACAGTGTTCGAACCGCCTGGGCGGGGAAAGAAGACGTGGTACGTCAGCGTATCGGGGTCGAAGACCGCAGATATAGTTTCGGGGTCAGGTGTCGTGCGTACGAGTTCTTGATAAAGAGGCTCTACTTCGTCAGACAACGATGCTTCAGAAATCGTAATACCGTTTGATGAGCGCATGATCGAGTGGATGCCTCGGCGTGAGCAGAACAATAAGTCAGAACCAGAGTTGGCAATCGTGTTGTGGGATACGCACCCGATACGAAGGTTAGCACGACTGTCTAGCTGCCACTGCTCAAAATCAGGGTCGATGACGTAAACTAATGTTTGGTCTTTTGTGAATATTGCTAGACGGTTGGCTTCGAATGTACCCATCCCGACAATCTGGTCAGCAGTGCCGATGAGGTTGGATATGTCGATAAAGGCAGCTCTCGTGACTTCTTCTGTCGGAGCTTCTTCATCCAAAAAGATGTCTGGGTTGTCTACGCGAGAGAACTCCACAACGGTCGGCCTGTCTTTGAACCCAGCAACAGCTAGTCGTCGTTGGATGGGTACGCCGAACTGCGGCTTGATCGAGGAAGTGGATGTGGAAAATTCGAACCCGTCGTAGCGGTACATCCGACTATCTCTTGAGAAGATGTGAACCTTACCCTTAAAGTTTGTCATGCCAACGATAGCGCCCTTGGGCATCGCCTCATCAAGACGGTGCCCCCTGTCTGAAGCCAAGTGCGTACTCGCAGCATCTTCTTCCGCGAAGACAATTCCCTCACGGCTGTAAAATCTAACGCACTTTACTGGAAATCGGTTAGAGCCTTTGTGAAGGTAGAACGCAGGATCGCGTATCAACTGACCGCGATAGTCAACGTAACAGTTTTCCAGCTTCCAGAAGTTTTGGTCTTTCTCCGTCTCAAGAGCTGTAATGTCGCGCGAACGGTCAATGCCCCTAAACCCATAGTAGGAAGTAAAGTCGCTCTTAACGGATAAGGGTGCGTACGCTAGTCTGGTCATTCACTAACCGTCCTTGGCTTGTACGAAGGGTTGGAACCGCCGTCCATTATCGTACGAACGTACGGTTTGTTCCCATTAGACCTCTGATGTAGAATGTTGGTCATGCCGGACTGATACAGTTGCAAGTGTACCATAGCCTTATCGGAACCTTGTTGGATAAAGTAATGCGCAGACAACCCGTCAATCATTATCAGATCGGGAATAGGTCTGCGCTCTTGGACATCTACGTAGTAGTCAATATCGCCACCAGTCCAGTACGGGTGGGCGCGAACTTCTTCGACAACCCGATTGGCAAGCTCGATCATCATCATCATAACTTCACCATCTACACGCGAAGGTGAGAAGTTACCCGCCCTGACGAGTGCAGAGCGTACTAAACTTTCGAGTGGTGTGAACTTCTCTTTAGCAGCCGCAAACGGCTTTTGTACGCTCTTCTCTGCCATTAGCTATCGTCCTCGCAACTGATTACGCGGCCCGACCAGATATGGTGATGCAACTTAGCTAAGTTAGCTAATTCACGCGGGATGCGCCAGTGAACGAAAGCGCGATTTTTATCCCAATTCCCGCGAACGCGCGTTTCTCCGATGCGTATGTCAAAGGCGGCGTTCTCTTCGTTAGCGGATACGAAGAAAACAAAATCGCTGGGCGCTTCATTCTTCGGTGCCCGCTTTTGTTTGGCTTTCAAAGAGGGGTCTTCCTTGACTTCCTCATGAGCTTCTTCCTGCTCTCCCACTGAGAACTCGCGAAGCGGTTCTGGAATGTCTTGTGGTTCCCAAGCCTCGTTCTCAGGTGTTGACGGATCGTCAGCCTTAAAACTGCCGTCGGCTTTGTGTGCTCTCTTACGTGCCATTAAAATTCTCCATGAGTTTCCTGACTTTTATCCCCGTTATTTGGGGGCCAGTCGTCCCTCAACGCAAAAGGGCCGCACGAATGCGGCCCCTTCCAAAACTTTCGGCTGTCTTATGCAGACGTAGCTGTCCAGTTTTTGATGTAGTGGTGCGTTTTGTCTTGCAACATTTCGAGACCACACTCTGTGAGGTACTCGTGTGCCGCTTGGTCAGCGCCATTGGCCTGACGGTCGCGAAGCAAGGACGTATCACGGCCTTCCATGTAACGGTACTTCAGATGCGGGAAGTCGATGATGACTGCCGCATTTTCCATGCCAGGTACTTGGCGGAACTGTGGGTGCAAGTGAACCATAAGATCACCAGCAAATGTTGAGTAGCGAGTAAGGCCAACGCCGTACGCACCTTCAACAACTGTTGGAGACCAACGGTCTTTGCCGAACTTCTGCAAGTGACCAGCAACTTTAGCACCACAGAACATGATCTTTTGGTTTCCACCAAACGCGAACACGTCTTCGATCAAGGAGCGGTCAAACTGGTCTTCTGTCATTACGTTAGAAGATGTTGAACGGTCGTTGACGTTAGTGATCGAGTTGATCAAGCCGCCTGTATAACGAGTAGGCTGTGAAGACGAACCGTTTGCTTCGTACTTCTTACCGAAGAACATAGCACGCTCGATGTCTTGCATGTGCATCTTCAGAGCTTTTGTCGTCATCTCGTCTTCTTTGTCACCAGTACGCAAGTTAGTCGCGCGTAGAGTGTTGGTGATTGTGAAGGCCGTACGGAAAATCTGCGTGTAGTTCGAAGCAACGCTTGCGTCGAATGATACGCCTGTCGGTGTTGATGCACCTTCAGAGAAAGCAGAACCCGCGATGAACAACTCAGCGCCGTCAGCAATAGCGCCAGCGCCGCCACCGATGCCACGCTCAACAGTCAATGTTGTTGCGGTCGCATCAGCAGTACAACGCATAACTTCGTTTGTCGTAGCGTTGACAACGATAGTTCCACCAACTGCAAACAACACGTCATTGCCAGCGTCTACAGTGATAGTTGTAGCAGAGTTTGATAGAGCACCGTTTACGGTCAATGTACGAGCAGGAAGCTCGTCACGGAAATTTTTGAACTCAGGGTCGTCAGTGGCTTCAGAAGAAGTCATTGCCAACAAGGCGTTCAGTGGCGCGTTACCATT